ACCTGAAAAGAAAATAAAGACGTTCCTGATACAGGTGATGTATTGAAGTAAGATATATTTCCTACAGTTCCACCAGTTGTAATGTGCATTCCTCTAACTCTTGTTCTACCCGCAGTTAATACAGCTTGTCCACCCGTAGTTCCTGCAGCATTTCCGACTGAAGTATTTGTTCCAACCGTGCCACTAGTAGCTATTTGAGTAACTGTGTTAAAAAATTTAGAGCCTGTTACTGTAGTTGCATTTGGTCCAGTTATTGCTTCTGATAGCGAATTACCTGCAATATCTGTTCCAGTTACTGTAAAAGTAACTCCACTCATATCTGCTCCGCAAGTTATAGTAAGTTTACATGCTTGGTCTGTTTGATGAAACGCACCTGTCCCAGCTGCTGTTGCTAAATTTAAATTATCAGCTCCACTTGTCGTTTGCAATGCAGCTACTGATGCCGTTGCAGCAGATAAACTGTTTAAGAATGTTTTACTCTTTACGTCTGTTGACATTTGTTTCTCCTTAAAAATTTGTGTGGGCCGAAGCCCACACTAATTAATTATTAAAGTTCAGTATTAGCTGTTCTCTCTTTACCTGCTGAAATATAATCTAAAGTCATTACTTTTGCAGCAGCGGCACCGTTTTGAATTGCAAATGAAACAGCCAACTCTTCGTCGTCTG